TAATCGGTATCATCAGGGAGATACCACCCACCAGTCCATGACACGACGACAGTACGTGTACCCGCTACCGGATCATATGTCATCTCACGGGTATACCAACGTCCGATCCATCCAATACCTCGGTATATTCGGCCAGCCTGTGCGTCCTCGGGGGAGAGCATGTACCCATCCTCTTGTCCCGCAACGAGTAACCGACCATCTAGGCTGACCGATGTTATACTTTGTATTGGCTTTTGTCGCAGATAAAGCATCTGCATATTATTGACACTGTACGTATCACCGGCATATACCGTGTGCTCAAGGGGATATCCTAAATACTGTTCAATTTGCGCGCTTACATTATCAATAAACAATGTAAGTTTGGCATCTTTACTCGTATCAGACAAGGATATATCGAGCCACGTTTTTAAGTCGGCGAGCGCACAGAGTTCCATCGTTTACGCCTTGGCGATAGGAGTCACCGCATTGCCGGTCCCGGCACCAGGATGCAGTATCGCATCGACCAGTACAATATGGCACCCGACAAGAGAAGTATTAGCTCCAAGAGCCGGAGTAACGGTGACCTCGAAATACTGGTTGAATCCCGAGAGGTCTACCGTATACATATTGGACTGAGCCGTAGCCGCATTGATAACAGCCGGGGTCGCATTGAGAGCAACCGGAGTAACGGGAGAACTAGTAGCACCCTCAACGAACGTCAAGGTAAGCGTACCAGAGGTACCCGCGCTATTATCAACAAAAATCAAAGCAGAAGAATATCCCTGACGGTTGATAGCCGCCGTGGAAACTGCCGTAGTCCCGGTCATGCTCTGATTGGCAAAACCGATAACATTTTTTTGTTTATCAACATCGAAAAGAACCATTCCCATTTATTTATTCTCCATGAAAATCTAATCAATATATGTCCGCCATATTTCAGACGGGCATCCGTTAACTAAAATCACGCAGGCTTAGCGTAAGTCCCCTGAACGAAAGACACGGGGTGCTTGACGCCAAAGTCATGTTCGGTGATAAGCCGCACAAGCGTCTCATCGCGCTGGAAAGCGGAGTAGGTCGAGCCATTCGCAACGTAAGAACCCTCACGGCTAATCTCAAGAGAGAGATCATAGGACACGCCCCATACAAACTCGCTCCAGTCACCGATCCACATATCGGAATAGCTGTTATCGGTAGCCTTCGAGACAGTCGAAGAAGTCGTATAAGGCACACCGTTCAGCGAATGAGAGGTGGAGTTCATTTCCGGAGCCCACGCAAAAGGTCCAGACGCGAATGCGAGGTCTTTGATATAGCTCTCGGCAATCGGAGACAAAACCCAGTAGGGATTGAGCATCGGGACGTTAGCCTGTTCGAGCAACGCTACCATGTCAACAGGGGTTTTGATGGTAACAGCAGTTCCCGTAGTTCCAGAAGTCTGTACACCCTGGCCAGAAAGACCCTGCGGAGTATAGAGCGTACCAGCACCATAGAGGGAGGCTTTATCAAGCTCAATTCTCGCACGGGTAGCGAGATCCATCGAAACCCACGAATCCATACCAACAGCATTATAGCGGAGAAGCGAATTGCTAATCGGTACAAGCGCGTAAAGTTTCTTAGCCGTGAGCGCAATGTCTCCGAGCGTAGGCTGTGTAGGACCGGTAGAGGGAAGCTCACCAACCCAACCAACGGAGCTAGAGTAATCCATCCTCGCCATACGGAAGTTACCGTTAGGCATCGGGACTTTCGTCGCGCCAACACGGTCAAGAATCGTGCGGGCATAAAGAACACGAATCACGTCCGGGGAAAGGATCGGTGGAATACTGTATCCACCGGCACTAGGAACGCCAGCGGAGAGGTCTTTCTGCATAAGGGCAAGAGTCGCCTTTTCGTTCGGAAAAATCTTCTGAGCTTTCTTATAGGCGGCCTCGGGATCGATCATTCGCATTTCTTTCGTTTCAGCAAGTACAGCCGCACCGGCTACCGCATACTGGCCAAGAATCTTCATCGGGTCAATCTGGGGAACACCATTCTTGCCGATCTCGGCATTATTCATCAGGGCTTCCCACTCGGATTCACGGGTGTTTTGTTTTTTGAACGCCTCAAACTCAGCCTTAATTTTGGCAATCTCGGCATCCTGCGCGGTCTTACCTTCAGCGAGGGCCTTGTTGGCGGCCTCAAGCCCGGCCTTTGCACCAGCGGCAGAAAAGGTTTTTTCAATCTCTTCCTGCGTCATTTTCATTTCAGCCATTTCAATTTCCTTTAATCATTTTTAGATTTGTACGTTTGTTCTTCAAACGGTAAACTCAATGGTGAACGACTTCCCGTCGTCATCATCCGTATCGTCTCCGGTATCGTCCGGTTCTTCCGAATCGTCCGGTTTACTTCCATCGCGTAATGCCTTGAGAGCCTTGATAGACTTTGCATGAGCTTCCATTGCTTTCGCATGAGCATCACAAATAGTAGCGATGGAATCTTTCATGACCTTATGCGCGGCTTCCATGTCTTTATGGCAAGCTTCCATTTCGTCAAGGTGAGTCATTGAGTCCTTAGACAACCTAGCTCCCGATTTATACATACCAGAGGCTTGATCGGCCTGTATGCTTTTCTCCATTGCTCTCCATGCGGCTTTGTCTTCGGGTACGTCCTTGTTAAACTCTTTGTAATGTTTAGCAAGATGAGCCTTGACTGCATCGACATCGGCGTCCGGAATCTTTACTCCGCCTCTCGCACCGAGAAGTGCGCCATACGCTGCATGTACTCCCGCCCATACGGTTTTATATCCATCGGCTTTCGCCATGTGATGAGGAAGTTTGAAATCGCCCTTCGCCAAATCAGCTTCAGCCTTACTTCCGTCGGCCCAGGAACAGATAATTTTCAGATCATCTATTTCAGAATCCGAGATAACCTCGGGACCATTCCATGCCGCATCTTCATCGGCGAGAGGATAATGTTTGAAAGGAAGAGCGCCTTTATCCATATTTTTTGCCTTCTCTATTACGAGATCAATAGAGTTCATATCGAAACTTTTAATACTTCGAGCCATTACAAGCGCATCGGGATTCGCCGGAATCGCTACGGCCGAAAGCTCATAAAGACACGCCGATTTAATATCATGGCCCTTCATCCAGTCGGGAGTATCAACATCTCCATCATCGACTGGCACCATTTTAGTAGGTTGAAATCCGACGGACACCGCCGAGAGATAAGCATTTTTATAAAGGTTGTAAATCGTGTCAACAAACTTTGCGTGCTCACTCGGTTGACCACCGGGTGACAATTCGGATATACTCCCGAACTGAACATCGCAAACAAGATTTTTATTTGCCTTGTCGACAAATGAATTGACTACTTTACCAACAGGCGGTACAGTAGGATCATGGCTCCATAGGAAAACGGGATTCTTAGAAAATGGAGTCAAGTCCCATCCATCGGCTCGAATAATATCGCCATCGCGGTCAACATTTTCAGAGGATGCGATAAAGCGGAGTACACGAGGATTTTCACCTGGAGCTTGAGTAACGGGAGCGCTAGAAATCTTTTTGATAATTGCCATGTTAAACCTTTACGTCATCACGACGTTAAGTTACTTTATTTATATACCTATACAAGTATATAGTATACATATTTTAGCACAAATGTCAAGAGGGTCAATCCTCTTCTCCAATGCCAACGGGGAGTTCGCTACACCTACACTGGATTACTTCGTCTGCACTTCCTGATGGGTCACCTGGATACATTAGCGACTCGCCACCGACATCGAACGGTTCATCAATTCCGACTACTTGCCCATCCGCATCGGCATGATCATCTCTTGTACGATCATCGAGGGTAGCCATCCACTCCTTGCGCTCGACCCCTTCACTAGCTAAAGTCGTATGGTTTCCGAAATTCACCGAGCAGGCTGTTTCATTTCGTGCGATCAAAATTGCCCTAGACGCGCTCATGTTATCATAAACGTCATCGCAGATATCGAGTAAATCCTTGGCAGTCTCGGCGTTAGTTTGTCCGTTAGTTATCCCCGTAGATATTTCCGCTTGCATATTTTTGCGCAATGTATCGAGCGTGGTAGTATTTATTTGTTTCGCTTTCAGTAAACCGTATTTTTCAACCCATTTATTAAATAAATCATTCTGTATATCAAATGATCCGCCAACATCTTTTGCCGACTTCTTATTACCGAGAACATCATAAGCATGGTCACGACCCGCATCCATCGATGCAAGCCATGCCGGTGCAAGAGCACGTTTAAGG